TTGGTCGGGAAGCTCACTCACAATGCACCCGCCAAGACAGCGTTTCTACCGAGTCGATACCCGACGGTTCAAGGCCGGGCACAAGGGAACGGGTCCGGTGGTCCGACCACCGGGATGACCTACCGCGGCAAGGAAGAAAAGACCAAGCGTCAGACCAACCGCGCCGAGACGACCAAACGCTGTGACGGCTTGGAGTTCAACCCGGCGAAGAGCATCGTGACAGCGCTGACTTTGGCCGAGGACCCGACCCGCAACAAGGGCGATCTCAACTCCGGTCAGTTCTCCTACAGCGACCAGCCTGCGCCAGGCGTAAGCACTTTCGCGCCGGGGTACACCCAGTCCCCGGCGGTCCAGCTGATGAACCAAGCGCACACCGGCCCGAACGGCGAGTACACCGCCAAACAGCTCGAGCAGTACGGCTTTCGCCCAGATGAACGCCGTGGCAAGGCGGATCGGGATGGGAACGCCGGGCGGATGAATGTCCGCGCGGACCCCCTTAACCAAGGCGGGATGGTCACCGCCGTCCGGGTCGACAGCAATCGGTACGACGGTCGCACCGGTCCGGCGAATGGTGGGTGGTCGCAGAACTATGTACAGGATGAGTACTACCAGTTGAATCAGTATAAAGGTCAAAAGAACACGTGGGGTGCTTCCAATGCCGGGCTGAACATCGCCAAAAACCAACTTGAAAAAAATCCATTTGCACATACCCTATCATCTTCCTAAAAAACTATACCGCATACGCGACGCGAACAAAAATAATAAAAACAATTTGTTTTTATTATTTTAAGATGGAGTACATTCTTGATATTGACAGTACCCAACGGGACCCAGTGACTTTCCCAAGTCCGAACGACTATACTGTATCGCTGAATACGCCGCTCTACAACGTGACCCATATGTCCATTATAGCCGGTCGAATTCCAAACACCCAGCTGCTCATAAATGAAGGGAATAAGCAGTTTCAGATAAAGGATGACACCAACACACCAAAAACAATCATTTTATCTGAAGGGACATATACAAATGGCACAGCACTGGCGACAGGTCTGCAAACCGACCTAAGCGCCCAGTGCTGTGTGGACAGCGTAGTATTCAGCTCTACGACCAGGTCTCTCACGTTTTCGAATGCAAGTGCGGCGAATACGTTTTCGTTCAACCTCTATGGTGGTTCAAACGGCTATGTTGATACCTCACCGGTCGGGACCCCGTACAACATTATGGGTTTCAACGGGTCTAACGTATCAAGTACGGGGTCGGCCCTCGTGTCGAATGTCGTCAATCTTGATGGTCCGCTATCCATCCTGGTCCGTGTAACAACCGGGAATGACGATCTGGACACCGACGTCTACACGGACGGTGGTGCATTCAGTTTCGGGAGCAACACCTTTGACCAGCCGTCGACCACGCCATTGGAGACGAACTATATGGGTCGTATTCTATGCAACGGTGCGGATTACAACCTAAATTCGGTTGGTAAAGTTATCGAGTTCAACGGCAGCGCTGACAGAATCCAACACAATTTCTATAAAGGTCCAGAACAGAGTATTGAAAAGTTGCGGTTCCGTTTTTACTGGAACAATTGTAACAAATTAATACCCTATGACTTTGGAAATCGAAATCATATACTAAAATTAAAGGTGACTTGTTCATTGGACAAGTTTCAGAGTTTGAGTGAGCAGAAAGCGGTACTTCCTGAGCTCCCGAAGCCGGTCGAGTTGCCCTATTTGGCACCGGCCGATCGTTTTACCAAGGAACAAAAGACCATACTGGTAATATGTGTCGCAGGTCTTCTCCTGGGTCTTTTAGTTATCTCATCTAGGCGGTGACCGCGTAGGAAACACCGGACGGGCGCGCGACCATACCCTTGGACACGCGGTTGACGATCATAAAGACGACGATGCCGAGCAGAGTGGTCATCAGCGCGCTGAGCACGTAGTAGGCGGCGCCGTTCTTGCCGACCTTGACAACGTTGCTGATGATAAAGCGGGCAACATCCATCCAGGCAATCGCGGAGGCGAAGCTGAACCCGGCGACCAGGGCGGTCAGGGACTGCGTGGATAGCTGATGTCCAATGTTCATAGCCTGAGCTTCAATGCTTTTGACGGTGTAAGAAGGGGATGCTGACATTTTTTTTGGATGGTTTTATAATTATACATAAATAAAAAAAAATTAAATTTTCTTCGGTATCGTGTATTTTTCATCCATAAAGTCTGTGTCTTCCTGAAGAACTTGCGTGTACGTTTTTCGGGGTTTGGATTGCTTCACTTTTTTCGGACGGGTAACAGGTGTCGTCGTTGACGATGCGGTAGAACTCGTAACTGATGATTTTTCGTCGTCGTCGTCGTCGTCGTCATCGTAGTCGTCGTCGTCATCGTCTCCATAGCCTTTGATTTCGGTTCGGTCTATGTCCTCGTACATGGCATATTCGGTATCAGTTGGCTTCCATGGTTCGGGATCATCTTTACCAAACTGGTCAATATTGGACATACCCGACGGTGATGATTATTTCTGCCTTTGTAGATTTAATTTTGCTTGTCTATCGCATCCTTGAGGATGTTCTCCATCGGCGACTGTGGTTCCCAGTTATCCCACCCGTCAAATGCGTCATTCATTTTGTTGTAAAATGGATCATCACCTGTGTAACGGGTGAAGGAGTCCTCGTTCTCCTGAACGATGTCTAAGGCGTCGTCTCCCGACCCGTCCGAGTCTGAGTCGTCTTCGTATATCTCCGGGAAGAGACTGCCTTGAACTCTGCCTAACACGTGCTGGGTGCAGTACCTCATCGCGTACTTTAGATCCCACGACGTCACAAAGTCTCGGTCGCATGCCTTTGAATAGTCGGCTGCTAGTATCATACTCTTCTCAAGGACCGGCAGCAGTAGCTGGATCGCAGTGTCTACAAAGTTTTGCTCGTAGCTACCCGGTTCGAAGGTGGACTGCATCTTTGTATTTCTTTTAGAAACGGTTGTTTTCTATAAATAACAGTCCCGCGAGACCATCCGCAAACCGGAGAATGTTGTAGGACTTGGCGTAGACCCGAATATCTCTGCCACCAGCGGATGTATTCGGAGTCAGGTTCACTGTTAGGTTCTTGTTGATGATGCGGCTCATATTCACCTGACCGGTCGGCAGATAGTTTTCAGGGTCCAATGCAAAGCTGTAGTTGTAGATTGGTCCTATATCGTGTCCGATTGGTGTAGTACCCGACCGGGTGTGATTGTTCAAAGGTTGGACCCAGTTGAGGAACAACGAATCAGCCACATCACTAGACAACCTGACCTCGCTGTTGAAGGTAAGCTCGAGGGTATCTATCTGTGATTTCTTTGGTGACACATTGTATTGGAAATTACTCCAATTTGTCCAGGTGTTGAACTTCGGTCCGGTATGGTAGGTGTTCTGGATGATGAAGAACATCTCCTTGACGGGGTTGATGAAATTGAGTCGGAGTTGAGCTGACGAGACATTAGGCTCAACGTGGACCTCCTGCATCTGGAGTTGGGTGATCACATAGTCCTTCTGTGTGTTTTGAATCTTGGCAATCTCGTCATCACCCAGAAAGACGTACTCAACGGGAAGGGACACCAACTCGATACCCGGTCGGGGGTTCAGTATCAATGCATCCACTGAATTCGTTGGTGGTAAATCCCCTGAGTCCTTTCCGACCAATACCTGCTCGATGGGTCTGAGTTTGATGACGACTTCGACTTCCTGTTTTGTGAGTGACACCAACGGGATTGCCAAAGGGTCACTATAAATGAAGTAAAACGGTAACGTGATCAGGAATTCCCGAGGGTACGCACCATATGGAATGTCAGACGGTGATGCACTTGTGTTGTTTGTCGCCACCCCGAGCCCGTTCCGGGTCTTGGTCTTGCCGGTGAGCCACTCGAGTGACGTCTGTTGAGAGTCATTCTGGAACAGTTCGTTAAAGATGGTGATATACTCGCCATTAATTCGTTCAATGAGCTGTCCGCCAATTATAAGGTCAGCATATTCAATCATCACCGCCCCAACCGAGTCGGTGTAACCGATGTACTGAGCATCACTTGGTGATTCGCGGGAGGTCAGCGCCGGCAACTTTGCTCTGAAGTATATGCTCTTTATGAGTTGACCTTTTCGTGGAATGGTACATCGCAAGGTGTCACCCCACGTTGACCCATTGTCAAACACATTGTTCATCGTCTCCATTGCGAAGATGGTTTGCTTGGTGAACCGCTTGAGAAAGTAGGACACTTCAGGATTGCCAGTGAGAAACTGATCCTGAATACCCTCAACGGCAAGAGTCAGTCGACCGGCGGACATTCTTTATATTTTATTAACAGAGTGTGTATTTTTTAATCATAAAAAAAGTAGAGTCGGTCATAAGAGTGATATTATGAACATTCAATTGAAGAAGTTTAATCCGGCGACCATTGCTGATGACAAGGTCTGTGTCTTTATCGGGAAACGCGGGACCGGTAAATCTACTTTGGTAACGGATGTTTTGTATCACAAAAAACACATCCCAGCCGGTGTGGTGATGTCGGCGACCGAGGAGGGCAATCATCACTACAAAAGCTTCGTCCCGGATCTGTTCATATATAGCGACTATGACCGCGACGCCATCGACAGAGTCCTCGACCGGCAGAAGCAAATCATCTCACAGAACAAGACCAGCAATGCCTTCATCCTGTTGGACGACTGTATGTATGACAAGAAGTTTATGAAGGACACCTGCATTCGGCAGTGCTTTATGAACGGCAGACACTGGAAGATCTTTTTTATGCTCACGATGCAGTACTGTATGGACCTCACCCCGGACCTACGAGCCAACGTGGACTACGTGTTCATCCTCCGCGAGAACATTGTGCAGAACCGCGAGAAGCTGTACAAGTCCTTTTTTGGAGTTTTTCCGAATTTGGCGGTATTCTCCCAGGTGATGGACGCCTGCACCGAGAACTACGAGTGCCTGGTTCTGGACAACACGTCCAAGAGCAACAAGATCCAAGACTGTGTTTTTTGGTACAAGGCTAAACTCCGCAAGAATTTCAGGATCGGCTCACCGGCACTCTGGGCGTGTCACAAACGCAACTATAACCCCAAACACGGGAAGAATCCCGAACCACAAAATAATTCCAAAGCCTCAGCCCGACAGCAAAGTGTTACCGTGACGAAAAAAAAATAATCACGTATATTTAAAAAATAAATTAAACAAATGAAATCGTGGCAAATCGGTCTCGCGGTCCTCACGGTCCTTTCGGTTATTGGATTCTTCATTTGGCTCGGTATGTTCTCGAATAAAAAGAATGCAGGAGGAGCACCAAATGACCCAACGGGGGTGGGTGGCGAAGGGTCGAGCAACCCAGGTCTGTTCATTACTTTCACCAATCCGACTTCCTATGGGGTTGGGTCAGATGCTTTCACTCACTTCGAGTTTTACCTCAGTAAAAGCAAGTCAGACGATGGCAGTGACAACAAACTAACAAATTTCAATGTAACGGACGTTGACAATTTACCGACCGGTGTCACTCTTCCGGAAGGTGACATCGGTGTCACAGGTTCGGACAACAAGGTCAAGTATGACAAGTCCCTCATTCACGATCTCGAACACGAAGGGACGTACTACATCGGTGTCAAGGTTTACAACAACGAAGAAAAGGCGAGTAATGTCGTGTGGGGTGACAAAGGTATCACCTACGACGAATGCAGAGACGACCCATCATCATGCTGGGCTGGTGGGGTTCAGGGAACTGGTGGAGAGTTAGACTATGGTGACACTATTCCAGATGGTGAACGCTGCTGTACGACGTCGTGTACAAACTACTCACTATGTTCATCCGACAATGCCGATAGGAATAGTGAACTCAACAGCGGAGTTATCAAAAACAGATATTGTCCTGACGCATATGACCCTGCATATCTTACCTGTGGTGACTCAAAGCACTATTGTGGATACTGTCCAGATGTCACACCAAATTCAATTGGTACAATATTTAGATTGAAAGTTAATGGTAATCCGTGTTGGTTCTCGGACCTTGTGACAAAAGAGAAGTCCAATTACTACTCTGTTGTAACTTGCGCATCTGGTGTTACTGGCACTCTGTTTGGCCTTGACGAGTTTACAACGGACGATAATTATCCAGATCCTGACAATAAATTTCGCAACCTGAAGGTCAACCTCAACGATGGCAAAGGATGGGTCAAATTCGCAAATTCATTTCAATCAGTTGCAGCAGCTCTCGAGGTTGGATCTGACACCGGGCGGCCATATTGGATAAAAGAAGCAACAGATGGCAGTCTCCAATTAATGTGTGATGAACAGACGATAATGTATGTGGAAGGATGGAGTACAAAATACGGGAGTGTCCTTGAAGGAAGTTCAAGTGCTGGAGATGACGGGATAATGCCAACTATTGAGATTGTAAAACAAGGAAACGGTACTTGGAACTCTTAAAGATTTGAAACGTTTGTTTTGTAAAGCAAATATGCAAATTTTCGTGAAGACCCTCACCGGAAAGACCATCACTTTGGAAGTGGAGTCGTCGGACACCGTCGACAATGTCAAAGCTAAAATCACTGACAAGGAGGGAATTCCCCCAGACCAGCAGCGTTTGATTTTCGCCGGGAAACAGTTGGAGGATGGACGCACTCTGGCGGACTACAACATCCAGAAAGAGTCTACCCTGCACCTGGTCCTCCGTCTCCGCGGCGGATTTTGAAATAAAATTTAACCATATGAAATTAATTAATTAGAAAAATATGAATAACGTTCAGACCATGGATCTCAACGAGTCCGGTGCATCGATGATGGTTCCGCTGACGCAGCCACCACCACCGTCCGCGCAACAATCCCCACCCGAAAAAAATATAGAGTATAATTCAACCCCCCCACCACCACCACAAATATCAATGGACTCCACACCGATTGCCGACATTATGTCAATGAACGAAGTCCAGCCAGGAGTCACCGAAGACCCTCGTGCCGCAATGATGCATCAGCAGCAGGTACCTCAGATGATGATGCAACAGCAACAGCAGGTACCCCAAATGATGGTGGCGGCTGCTGATCCAACCGTGGGGTCAAAGTACCCGATGAATCTTACAGATGAGCAGGCAGAGGCTCTATTTGTAGGACTCGTGGCGGTTGTAGCATTTTCGAAGCCACTTCAAGAAAAGTTGGCGACGATGGTGCCCAAATTTGTCGGTGAAAATGGAAGTCGGAGTGTGACCGGGCTGGCGGCGACTGGGGTGGTCGCCGCAGCGCTGTTCTATTTCGGTCGGCGGGTTGTTCTCAAGCACTAAAGTTACTGTCGCGGTAGAGATTTGTAAATATTCCACTTATCGCCAGAATACTCACCGTCGCAACAGACAGTCCACCGAATATGAACCCGGCCCGCACCTTATCGGTGTTCGGGTCGCGGATGGCTTCACGGACCTTTACAGATGTTGCGTTGATGAGAACGTAGATTGCACCAACCACAAAGGACACCCCTAGGATATGGATCTTGTCCACCCAAAATGGACCGGTACGAGTCAGGCCGGCCAAAATGATTGGGTACAGCGTGAAAAGGATTGAGCGTGACACGTTATTGTTGATCAGCAAGATCAACACGGGGCAGAGGAGCGCGATCATCCACAGGGAGGACGATTTCATAATATCTGATACGGATGTCACTGGCATTATTGACTGTTTTATTTATTTATTAAAACATATTTTATTTTAGTCTTGGATGTACTCGCCGCAGAACTTCCTCTTCCCTGGGATATCTGTATAGATTTTCAGTTTTATGCACAAGTCCTTGAGTTTGGTGTAGTTTGACCAGAACTCCTTGTTGTGAGAATATTTTTTAGTGACCGTGTGCGCGAGTTCGTGAATCAACACGTGAAACATATCATTCGCCGTACCATCTAGACAAAGTCCGATTTCACCGCCTTTGTTTATATTGTACCCGACGTCGTCGCTGATCCGCTTACCACTGAAACACGTAAGCGGCACCTGGTCTGTCAACGAACTGAAATTGTCTGGTTCGGACGACGAACTGCTAATGTGGTCACGGAGAATTGCGTACCGTCGGTGGACTTCCTTTAATTGTGGAGGGGTTTTGGTTTTTACCAATACGATATACGCGTCAATGACAAATAGAATGACGACGAGAAGGGCGATCATCATCATCGTCAATTTTTTTTTACAATAGTGTGAAGATAAATTTACTGTACAAACAGGTAATCTTGGTGAGTGAACATTCTTCAACCATCGGTTTCCACGAATCCAACCTAAACCCGAGTTGTTCGAGTTTGCTGATCAGAAGGTCCTTGTACGCCAGTGGTTCGGACTGTGGTCCACTGGCGTAGTATGGAGTGTCAATCAGTCGAACGTCGATCCATTCGCCGACTTTACCAAACCCGGTCGACTGGTTTGTATAAGTCACATAGTTCCCCAACGAGTCCGAGTACGGGGCGGCCATAATGATACTGTCCGAGTCCGGGATACATCCAATCAGTTTGCCGCCTTTGTTCATCTTGGATCTGAGTTTCTTGAGACTCCCTAAAAACAGCTGTTCACTAGCAAAGATGTAGTGCATCGAAAAATTGTAACAGATGATATCGTAGGTCCGGTGGTATCCACCGAAAATATCACCTACATATATCTTGATGTCCTTGACGTACCCCAGATTCTTGGCTCTCGACTTCGCTTCCTTGACCGATTCTTCGTTCGGATCGCACATATCCAGACGACCGATATTGGTACACCCTTGCCATTTATTAAGATCACCACCAAAACCGCATCCAACGTCCAGCACCGCGACAGTGTTAGTGCCAAATCCTGAACACACTGTCGTGATGAGGTCACGCTTTACGAGGTTGTGAACCTTACGGATACTCTCCATTTCTTACGTTTGTTTGTGTGTTTACTTTAGTTATAACAACGCGTGTAGATCTTAAGTGATACACTTTTTTTTTTCTTTTGTATAAATTAAAATATGTTTAAAAGATTTTTCAGTGCTTCATCAAAGCCGCCGCCGCCGCCGCCGCCGCCGCTGCTGAAACTTGTCAAACGGGTAAATTCTCGTTTTCCAAAAAAGAAAATTCAGTATACTGCCGCAAGATCGAATAGTGTATCTGAACATTATATACGGCTAATAAGACGTCACAAACCAAAAAAAGGTCTCCCTTATTTAAACGGAGTATGTTCACCTCTAGTATTTAATGTAAGTCTAAATTCCAGTTCAATCCATTTGTCAAAAAATGAAGGACTCACTGCTTCTAACCACAATCTTGCAAAGGATTTTGAAAAATGTATGAAATCGAAAGCACGATTTATTTTCATCCATCTTAGTTTGCCCGGACACTCTAACGCATTAATTTATGATAAAGTAAAAAATGAACTTGAATGGTTTGAACCTCACGGACATACCTACGGAGGATCTTCTGATGGTCCTGGACCAAATGCGAATGCTAAAATTTTAAGTTATGCTAAAAATACGTTGAAGCTTCCGATTGATACTGTTATCCATTCTCATCCACCCTCGTGTCCGCGTGGTGTTCAGAGTTTGGAAGGTGATAATAAACGAGCACTCGGTGAATTTAACACCATAGAAAATAGAGGTGGTTTATGTTTCGCTTGGACTTTGTGGTATTTAGATATGAAGTTTAGTAATCCAAATAGTAATTCACGTCAAATTCTAACCAATATGATTTCAAAAAAAAATACAGATTTTAGGAAATTTATTACGCAGTACATTGTGAATAGACAAAGTCTGTTGTACTCTAAACAAAAGCACGTGAATATAAAAAGTACCACTGCAATGGAAAAATTAGCAAGCCAGTTTCACACTGAAAAGTTGCCAACTCTTTCAAATATAAAGAAAGTCTTAAATGGAGCGAACCTTTCACAACTCCGAAAAATTTCGGATGTTAAAAAACTGATGTCAGATGCTGGTTTCAATAACACAAGACTGTTTAATAATTCTTATAGAATTGATTTTAAATCACTCCCCGAATGGAGACTCTATCATACCTTCATTGACTACCTCATTTCAAGAATAATGGGTAAAAGAAGTGATATTGGTAGACTTTATAAAGATGCTGAAAAAAAGGAAGAAAATTGGTGGCAATATAGGATGTCAGATATTCAAAACGTACTTCTAATTAATAAAATTGTCACTAACAATAAAATTCCTCGAGTAACAAATATTCCCAATAACATAATTCCATATACAAAAAGAGACCTCGAGAAGATTTTAGCATATAACAATATGTTAAAACAACCGAAAAATGGGAATCCATTTGCGAAATTGGTCGAATTAAATACGTCGAACTACAAAAACAATTCGAGAATGACTTTACAATCGAAGATGGCTCGCCGCCGGGGTACACGTACATCGAATTTAAAAGTTAATAATACGATTAAAAATATGCCGTTTCAGACTTAAACATCAATTTCGGCGTAGACATACCCCGGGTGTGATCCCCACGGTCCACTTCCACCACACTTTTTTGTACGGTTTTGATAGTACTTCGAACCAGCTTCGGTGATACCCCACATCTTGCCAGTTTTATGGTCATAATCAAGGTTCTGAAGTCCAGGCCATCCTTCGCCAACTTTGCTTGTTGAACCGGTTGACAAATTCCATTTGTAGATTTTACTATTATTGCCTCCGCCGTAGGAGACAGCCAGATAGACCACAGCGTCTGTACCGTCCTGATCGGTAAAATCCTCTGGGTTTTGTTTTTTTCCGATAACGAATTCAATTGCAGACAATGATGGTGCAGGTACAACTGCCATCCCTTGAACCTTTGTGTACGGCAGTTGTTTCCTACGAACAACAATATTCGATAGTGCAGCTGAACCGGATTTGATTGTTACCCGATTGGCACAGATAGACCCTTTATAATTTTGATCGAACCGACCGTACCACAAGAGCATCCTGGACTTATCCCAATACATATAACTCGGTGCATACGCTCCAAGACACGCGGTGACTGCAGTGTCTTGATACTTGTCACTACTTAAGTATTCATCAAGGGTCATCTCATAATATTTGGCATTATACGTATTTTGGCTCGTAGCGAGGTCCATATTTTCATTAGTCTTGTTTAAGCTACACGTTGGGCAGTCTGCAACGTATTTGCTGTAATTGTATTCCTTGTGAGCCGTTACGTCTACATCTAAACCACTGCCAACACCGTTCATATTGTACAGACATATGCCATTCTTGCCAGTGTCTGTATCCTTACGTCTCGAAGCAATGAAAAACTGGTTCGTTTCTGCAATGACTGACATTCCACCAACGTGCGACCCAATTTTTTGATCAACAAGTGTGTACACCTTGACAAGTTTTTTGGTGGAACGGTCAACTTTGAAAACCCTTGACGGTTTGGTCTCGTCATATCCGACACCCTTGTCACACGTCTCAAATTTGTGGTACGCTGAAAAGTAAATGTAATCATCTGTGACTGAGAATCCTTGGGGAACGTAGTTGCGGTATTTGCCGTTGCCACTGGCAATGTCAAGGATGTCCGTGGACCGGTAGTCCATGTTCTTGCTGCTGGTTGTGTTGAAAGCGTACTTTTCAATTACTCGTTTACAACAAATCGAAAAGAGAAGAACGATGATACTGATGGCTAGGAGGGTGTAAAACTTCATTGTTTGAGTAAGTGTTTACAAAAAAAACCTGCTTAAAGTATTCGATATTAGTCATAACATTAACAATGACTTCACTCGAGCAAGATTACACGACTGTCCCTGGACAGCTGTTTGCCTGCATTTCCCTGGTCGGTCCCGACTGTCCACAGAAGACTGATAAGCTGGGCCTGAAAATCCGCGGATGTTTCAACACGCGTGACGAGGCGGCGAGCCACGCCAAGCGCTTACAGAAGGATGACGCGACCTTTGATATTTACGTCGTTGATATGTACAAGTGGCTGCTGATTCCACCGGATAACACCAAGATCGATGACACCCACTACAACGACGAGAAACTCGAGGAGCTGATGTCGAAGTACAGGGAGAACCAAGCGGCAGGATCACGAATGTTTGAGGAACGGAAACGGGATATGATGAAGACCCGTACGGGTGACTACATTAAGGCAGGCGACGAGAATTCCAAGTACTACAGCAAACCCGACGAGGCGCCATTGTCTCATCCCGCGGAGATTATGGAGCGGCTCAAGTCCGAGAAGCCAGACGCGTCAATGGAGGATCTGGTCAAGGAGGCGGATGCCGAGGTCCAGCAAGAAATTGAGGAACGTCAGAAGCAGCGTGAGGCGGAGGCGGAAGCTGAGGCTAAGGCGGAAGCTGACACAGCAGCCGAGACTTCGGAATAAATTTACCTTCTTCAATAACTAAATTCGACGGGTGGAATACCCGTTCGGTTGCTCTTTGACGGGCCGGCGAAAGCCAAAAAACGATTGCCCTCAAAAGTCCACGATACCTACCGAATTAAATGAACTAAACGTCTGAGTTCATTTAAGTCTTCGGTTGATCGGTCGAGTGCAACATAGTCCATCATATGTCCACCAGGTATAGTGGTTTTGATTGTATGCTCAATCATATCAAAATGTTCCCCCGTAATTTCGTCATCGTGTCCTAATTTAATCTGTCCAGCCAAATAGTATTTTCCATTTGTCCAACTTTCAGATAACTGATTGATATATCTGAGAATAAGAGGGTGTTGTGGGTAGATCCGATGCAAGGACCGCATGGTGATGGTCGCCATTTTATTTATTTATTAATTAATATATATCGTGTACTCTTTATTTATTTAAAAAATGCTTGCCTTTTCGATATTCTTAAATGTGGTTGTTCTCGGACTGCTGGCACTGACCGCGGTACTTGTCAATGTACAATTTAAAAAACGCGAAGACAAAAGCCTGAGCGTGATGCAGGTGTTCAATGATATGCTCAAAGTAAACCCGAATCTGAGTTTTAGAACGCCACCTGCCTTAACTGGTGATATCGGTGATTTTGTAGGCGAGGACAGCGAGACCAGTCTCGAGTTCAAGAAGATCTGAGGATGACCGGTTGGGTTTTTCCCATAAAGAATCCGAGTAAGAATGCGACAAATATGATGATGTACGTAGGTTTGTCTAGTACGGGAATAGCGCTCTGCGGCGGTGGCGGTTCGCGAGCATAAAATATCTGTTGTGTAGGCTGTTGCTGTTGCTGTTGGGGCGAGTACTGTTGCTGTTGATGAAAATCCTCAACGGCGTCCGGTTGCTGGAAACAATCGCCCGTATCATTGATCGGTGTTTCCATTTGTAGATTGAATAGTCTTCTTGTTCTTCTTTTTTTTAAGCGGGAAAGAGTCACTGTCGTCATCACTGTCGTCGAAATCGAACTCCTCCTCTAGATCATCTAGATCCGATCGTTGGTAGTCACTGTCCTCAACGTCACTGTCAACAACAAAATCCTTTAGATTTCCACTTGAATCAGCATCACTATCCGCCTCGTCACCGGAGGCGGATGAGCCGATCGATTCTTCGTCGTCTGCAAATACCGAGGTGGATTCAACTGACGAGTTATAATCATCATCACTGAAATCGTCGAGCATTGATTCTTCAGCCGGGGCATACACCACAGGCTTTTTCACTGTGCGACCACTGCGTGTAGTAATAACCATATGGTTTATATATGCGAGTTAGAATTACAACGTGTTTAAGTATATTGGTATAAACGGGTGACCTTCGTCGAGTGCGTTTTTCATAATGTACGTCTCTCCGTCTTTTCCGATGGATACGATGATCAGTTTAATATCTTCAACGATGTGGAGATCACTGTTTTGGGTGTTGAGTGATAGGTCTTCAAGCTTGTCAATGGCACTATACAGATATTGTGGATCATATGTAGACTTCATTAGTTGTAGGTCGTTCACAAATTCGGTATAGCTGGATGGATCAAGCCCAGAGTACTTCACGATCTTTCGTTCACCGTCGAATATTACATCGCCACCGCCTCTAGTTGACAACTTCCCCGGTGAGTAAAGAACCAATAGAACAAAAATCACAGCTACTACAAAACCTAGGAAGTACATTTTATTTAATAGTTGTAAATTGACCTCTTAGTCTTAATCTTACATAAGTTTTTTTCTGGAAACAGTGCTGTCACGATCGACGGTGAGAGTCGATTTGCGCGTCCTGTGAAATCTTTACAGAGACCCCTTTGTCGTCCGACCGTTGTGTCACACGTACAAAAACATTTTTGAACTATTGTTCCACCCGATTCGATCTTGAACCATACGTGATTCGAACCGTGTTCGCGTCCCAGGTTTTCACAGTATTTTGAATTTGTTTTGATCAAGTAGATCGTCTTAAACTTGAAAATACCGTGAACTCGGGACGATCTCTGACCGGGTAGATACTCTCTGATGAAGGTCTCGACCACCGGAATCAGTTCTGGGAACACTTCGTCCTTTGACTGTGCTTTGGTGAATGACCCTTCATTTTTGATTTTGATTTGTTTCGATGGTGCCGCTACCATTGCCACGTCAGCAATGACAATGTCTGGTACGTCGGCGACCAGTGGTGTCCCTTCGCGGACACGAATCGTTGTCATCTCAAGTTTCTCCAATGTGATGTCTTGATCGACATAGGTTAACGAATCACCTTCGTCCACAAAGACCGAGAGGTACTCACTCTCCACCGTTTTACCTGACCCTTTGCACCCGTCACACCCTTTACCGACACAGTCGACATGCTTACCCTTCTTGTGTGACCACGGGGACCGAAACCCGCTCCCCTTTGTTCCTTCCAGTGGATTGCCGTACACCGCGTCGTCTATGACTTTCGTCCAGTCAACCCCTGAGTACACTCGACAGAGTGCTTCCACGATTCGGTGCATCAAGGCGACGGCACTTCGCTGATTGACGACAAATCCTGGAAAATTAAGATGAACCCCCGTTTTGATCTTACCGCCGGATACTTTTTTGGGTAAAGCCGTTGAGACGATGCACCGCTGTGCCCCGAACGGTTTCACCGTATCGTAAATGATTGTCGAAATCGTTTTGATCTGTTCCATTTCAAGTGCGTCTTCCTCGTCTTTGTAGTCGATGTCGACGAAGAAATTATACCCGTGTTGAGTTTTCTGTTCGACCACAAATAGTTTCTCACCGGAGAGAATGCTCCTGACATAAACTCGATTGAACTCATCCACTTTGGACCACGGGACCGACAGGATCCCACCGTCCATCAAAACGTGTGTAATCTCAGACCCACCGACCCGCCGAGCGTGCGTATTGCACCATGTTCGGAACATTATCGCGCGCGCGCGTAACTTAATATAATTTAAACGTGTATTGTTTAAATTACATTATATATTGTGAGGTGGTGAGTAGAATAGGGGCGTGGTTTATTTGAATTTAAAATCTACACCCCGCGTAGTTACTTACTCCTCCTTCGTCGTCGTCGTCATCGTCGTCGTCATCGCCATCATCCGTGTCCTCCTCCTTCTTCTTCTTCGGTGGCGGTTTGAACTTGTTCATTTCGACCAGCAACTCCACGATCTTCAGTGACTCGAACGATTTTGCTTCTTCACACTCCGGGTTGATGTTCTTCAACTTGCACAGCTCGTTGATAAAATGGGCCTTCGATTTCATTGTAAGGGTTAGTTAGTTTCTTGACATATTAAATATTTCTCTATTTGACGAGGTGAGCGCTACATAGAATGCTGGATTTTGAATGATATTCTTATCTATGAGATCCCACAACCGACGTCTCTTAAATTCGTCCAGTGTGTCAAAACTCATAAAGTCGTTCTCGTCGTAGGTCCGACGAATGGGTAGCTTGTTCTTCTTTCTCAGTTCGGTTCGAGCCCGTTGATAGTTGAACCGGTTAATCAGGTTTCCCTGTATTGTGCGATTTACATTGAATTCTATGACATACACGTGATAGACCAAGGTTACCTCGATACCATCCGCGATGTCCTTTGTCTTTTCTTCCGCTGAACGTTCTTTGGTTGTGAATTTAAAATAACTAAATTTACCATTTTTAAGATTTATAACCCCTCTGGTTTCCTCCTCGAGTTCACGAAGAGCACACCGGAGAGGATTAAAAACTTCTCGTTTCCGGCATCCACCGGTAACGAAAAGCCATTCCTTAAACCGTCGATCTCTCATAGTTAGAAAACGTGGCTTATCATCAATAAAGGACACCGGTATTGCAATTCCTTTGTGTCTTTCTTCTTTTCGGAGTACTATTGTCATCTTATCAAAAGAGTTTTTGGAAGAACCTCTTTTTCTATGAATAGAATTACATTATTTTTTTAGTCCTCTTTTTTTTCGGAGACTACTGCGGCTGCTACCACCGGCTTCACCTTTATATCATTGACAGGCGCTTGGATCGTTACGGGGGGTGAGGCAGGTTGAGGAAGAAGGGGTGGCGCTTCCTCGATTTGCCTTTGAACTTTTTGCAGTTCTTTATAGAGGTAAACACAACCCGCCAAAGCAATTAGAACTCCGGCGAGAGTGACAGTTTCACGGTTCATTTGGATCATATTATTTATTGTTATTGGTGGTACATCTTTTTAAGTCTAGATAATCGCGCCTTGACAGGTTGATGGTTGTTTAGTCGGACAACCATAGTCCGGATCGCCAAACTGGAGGCCCTGGTAGTACGCCGCTCGGCACTGCACGTTGTTCTCCGCCCTGTAGTCCGTTGAATTGCAACACGTGCTCTTCTTCTCCTCGTCTGTCGTCCCCACCGCCCCCGCCGTCACGATTGATGATGGGGTCTTTACAGATGACGGTGGCGGAGACTGGATGTACCTGTCAAGAAATCCAGTTTTGGGGTTGTAGGTGAGTACGAAGATTACTCCGATCAGTAATACAATTGATGAGAACTTCATTCTTTAACTGGGTGTGCGTTTTTGTTTGTTTACTAGTGATTATTTTTTTAGAGGTTTAGTTCGCATACATCAGACCGCCCATCCCGTTCTCGATGCGCAGAATGTTGTAGTTCACGCCATACCAAGACTTGCTGAAGGGGTCGGTACTCGACACAATGCGAGCCGAGTCCAAGCGACTGAAGTTCAACGAACCCGTCGGCTGGAGCTTGTTGGTGTCCAGGCAGAAAGGGATCAGGTTGATCTTATGTAAAAACGCTGTGATACCACGAGTCGAGAAGGACGTGTTGTAGAAAGTGGGCACGCTGTTGAAATGTGGGGCGATGGTCTTCTCATCGCCGATGTCCACGCCGTTGATCTGCATCTTGATCTTGTTGGTTGCCGGGTTGATGGTCATATCCTCAGCCGTCGCCAAGAACTTGATAGGGTGGTTGAAGTTCAGCTCCTGGACCTTGGACAAGGACGCAACCGCCTTCTGCACCTGGTAAATCAGCATATTCTGCGGGTTGTTCGCCACCTGCTCGCGCTCTGTGGTGTCCAGGTAGATGAAGTCGGACCAGCACTCGGCGGTATTGGTGGTGCCGAAGGTCGCGCCCCACGTGATGCGCAGCTCCACGTCGTGGTACTGGAGGGCAACCAGCGGAATGGCGGACTGCGCGTTCTCACAGAACCAGAACCGGAGCGGGTAAAAAGTGTCAACTCCCACTGTGCTCCCTCGTGAGTAGGTGCTGGCGGTTGTGTGCGGTGCAATATTGGATGAGAATTCGAAAGTCTGAGTATCGATGACCTGACCGCCGATGAGCAGCTCGACCTTGTCGACCATCGCGTTGGTTACAGGCAGCGCCTCGCCATCCGCGTTCTTCTTGACTGTCAGGTACGTGTGACTCAACAGGTCACCTTTGCGTTCGAACCGGACCGTGGACATCCCATTGTTCGCCGGGTTGCCCTGAATGACTTGGCGCTGCACGACGTGGGAGAAGTTGGTGTGGCGGCTATAGTTTGACTTGAAGAAGGACACTGTCGGGTTACCGACCAGATGAGCGTCCTGAGCGCCAATGGCAACGAGTTGTGAAATACCACCAGACATTGTTGTTTAATTAATAATTGTTACAATAGATTATTTTTTTTATATTTTACTCACCTCGGCACTGAACAGATGTTCCGGCGGAGGGTGTGAAATCGGAGTAAAAAAGAGTTGTCGTTCAAGCCGTTGAAATCAAGCCGCCGACCATCCTTGTCGATCCAATCAATCGTCAGCCGATCAATCTTCTGGAGCGGGTACGGATAGTCAATCGTGAAATCAAAATCGCTCGTCTTCTTGAACCGCTTGATAAACCCGCCTGACACATCCATCGGAATCATACCGAACGACCGCGACATATTCTGACCTGAGAAGGTCCCGTCTGTGCCGCCGATCTTCAACCCCTGCTCATTGTACTGGGTACGCAACTCGTGGATGTCCAAGAAGACCCCTTCATTTGGGTTGAGATCGGCAATCGTCGTCGACCTGATGTAGTTCTGGTTCACGTATGTAGTGTTGTCTACAAATACTGGCAGTATTTGGGGGTTGGGGACGGCGGTCCACGCAGGAGGGACGGTAGACGGAATCATTGTATTAGTCGCTGTGCCCAGCATAGTAGCCAGCGAACTGGATAGAACGTTCATTGTGAAGGAGTTGGACGGGTTTTGCGGACGTTTGAACAAGAACTTTCCTTGGTCGAAGATATAGGTCACTGACATTCCTCCGGCATTGTTCGACGTCGCACTGGTCAAGGTGGTCGCCAAGCCGGACGCACTGTAGAAACCGGGTGGGATGGAGAAAGTGGTGAGGTCGGCTGCGGTAGTCGGGGTCGTGCTGTTGGTAGTAGTAGAGTTCGAGAAGGCGATGACGTTGTCCCCGTCCACCAGGTTGTACATACTGTTGGGAACTGAGCAGTGCAGCAGTTCGACTTTGACCACATCTTTGATTGGTGTCGTGAGGTGGACAGTGTAGTTATTTCCGTTTGGGAAACGCGTGGTGTCCCTGCTGGCAGATGACACAAACACATTCCGTATTTCGAGGGGTGGGCACGTTGTAGTATCGTTCATCATTATTAACAAATAGTATTATACTTTTTTTTTGTTAAGAATCACGAAAAAAAAACAAGTTTTTTTTTACTGGCTCACGAGCTGGTTCACCAGCTGCATCTCAGTCGCATCCAAAGGAGATCCACCGATACCATCTGTGATGGTGTAATTCGCCGCCGCCGCGACCGCGGCCTGAGCACCGCAAATACCATCAGTCCCAAGGGTATATGGGCTCGTCGTTGGTGACGGACCAGGAAGACATTCCTGTGACTGTTTAAGGTCGAAGATACTCTGCACGTTTCCTGGTGCTTCCTGTGTAATAATGTCAGATCCGGTGGTAGTGTAACTATAACCGCTTCGCTTGTTCATCTTGCCGAACAGGAGACACAGGAGAAGTCCAAGGATAATCCCAGACCAAAGTTGCTTGCTCTTGAAGTTAATGTTAAAGTTGTTCATATCGTGGGTTGGTGTGTTTTACTTTAAACATAAATATTATTTTTTTTTGTGGAGACGAGAGATGGGGTGCGTTAAAGGTTTTCGATTACTTTCCATTATTTGAAGTAACATATACATACATATACAATGTCGAACGACGACGGAAATGAAATCGTGATTGAACGCCCGGGTGCTATGAATGATAATACTGTTATGAATCTAAATGAGGATGAGCAGGCTCTTCTGGATGAAATCGAAATTACACCGGATCGGACCATCAACATTGGTGGTAGCACAAAAAAATCAAATCGCATTCGTCCTAAACAGCGGGTTGTTCCCAAGCAGCAGCAGCAGCAGCGGCGTCACCGGATGATGGACGAGGAGGAGGATGAACCCGAGATTGACGCCTTTATGAACCCGACCAAACAATCGGCCCCTCGACCACCGCCTCCTGCCCAGGAGTACGACTATGGTGAAGACGTCGAAGATGAAATGTATGAAGACGAGGACGAAGCGGGCAGCGTACAGCAGTACGGCGGCGGTGGCGGTGGCGGAGGAGGAGGTGATCACCCGTCCAAAGGGTTTACATCTATCGATGAAGAAAAGGCAGACATTCTGAACAAATTGGCCAGACTGGAGAAGAAGGGATTCAATGTGAACAAGCGCCTCAACGCCTACTCGAGCATCTCGGAACTCCGGACCGAAGTTAAGCGGATTATGTACAGCATCGAGGTCGATCAGTCCATTAAATTCTCCAGACGGATGCTCATCGCATGTGTCACTGGTGTAGAATTCCTGAACAAGCGGTACAACCCGTTCGAGGTGATGCTCGAAGGCTGGTCTGAGACTGTGATGGAGAATGTGGACGACTATGACGGTGTGTTTGAGGAACTCTACTGTAAATACAAGACCAAGATGAATGTCGCACCCGAGGTCAAGCTCATTATGATGCTGGGTGGCAGCGCAATGATGTTCCACCTGACCAACAGTATGTTCAAGGCTGCTATGCCCAATATGAATGACGTAATGAAACAGAACCCAGATCTCCTCAAGAATATGGTTAGTGCCGTCCAGAACACCCAGGCGCCTCCACCTGGTGCAATGGCGACCGACCCGACAAACCGTCCAACCAACTCATCGGTTGCACAGGCGGCGGCGGTATCGAATAGTGGCGGACGCCGAGAGATGCAAGGTCCGGGGATGGACATCTCCAGCCTGATGGGTGGTATTATGATGCCACCAGCTCCCCCGGTCAACACCAAACCTATTTCACACCACCAGGCGACCATTATTGAAGAGGACGTCATTGACTTTGACGACGCCGAGAGCATCTCGGACATTGTGTCAATTTCGGGTGAGTCTACAGGAGGTGAAGTCCGTGACGTCGCTATCGGTGGCACCAAAAAGAAGCGGAAGTATACGCCGCGCAAGAAGAAGACCGAGGTGACAATGTGAGAAAAAAAAAGATAGTACTAAAATAAAATGACGATCGGACTCTGTCCCCTTGATTTAGGTGACGACTCCTCACCACCACCACTAAAACAAATAGCGACGCCACCGACCACCGCCCAGTCCCAGTCGTCAGGGAAAATGAAGGACATTTTTCCTGCTCTGGATTTTGGATCAGAGTGCAACTACCTGGTTATGTTTTTCATCGCAGGGGTCTTTGTCTTGGCTGTGAGTGACCAGTTTAAATAGAGAGGAATTAATACCAGCTTTTTTTAAAAAAAAAGATACATTTATTTTACTAATCGAATCGATGTAAATAAAATAAATGTGTTTTTTGATATAAATTTTACAACTGGGTGTATTGAGTTTAGGTTGATGCTGTTGGTACTTTTATCATACACTTTTTTAAAGCGAAAGGGGATGGGGGTGGTGTTGTTGTTGCACCGTCGCTGTGATGTCTAAACCCTCCGTGTGTATATACTTTACACCGCTTGGCATACATCGCATTCAGGAGAGACCATTTGTCCCAAATATCGTAGATATGTGGGTTGTTTTTTTTCCCGGGAGTTTCGCGGAGGATTCGACCGACCGCTTGGGTGATGTCCGATTTGGGTGTCGTGAGGATGATTGTGTCTAGGGTCGGGATGTCCAAGCCTTCGTGTGCTTGGCTGAACGTCCCGAAAATAAGACGTTTTTTAGATGACTCCTCGAGATCCTTTTCCTTCATTCCGCCCATATAGAGTCCAGCTTCCGTCTCAGTGTTAAACTGTTCGCAGAGCCATTGGCAGTGCAACCGTCTGTCACTGAGGATCAGGATCTTGCGGGTCGGTGCAATTGTGTTTTTGATGAGGTCGATGAGCATCCGGTTGCGGGTCGGATCCTCCACCAAATCGGTGATCATCTGGACCAGTGACACCTTCCCGGTCCGGTTGCACGGCGGGGGTTCTCGATAAGTCGACCCGACCCCTTTGTACTCGATCGTGAACACTTCAACCTGTTTTTGGCTGACCCGCTCGACACTGAGAAAAGTCGGACCTAAAAACCAGTGGAGGATATTGGTCAGTCCATCCTTACGGGTCGGTGTGGCTGACAGTCCATATGTGTGTCTGGGACACAGCTTGAACAGCCCTTGTGAAAACACTTTGGCGCAGATATGGTGTGCCTCATCAACAATCAGGGTTCCGATACTGTCGAACTGGCTGCAGTCATACTCCCGCATCGACAGGGACTGGAGCATCGCAATGACAAAGTCGCACCCTTCGACCTCAAACTTATCGGCCTGAACGATGCCGATGGTCGCGCCGGGACAGAACTGCTGGATCCGCTCGCGCCACTGGTTCGCCAGGAACTCCTTGTGCACGACAATCATCGTCCGGAAACGCCAGTGGGCGGCGATGGCTAGCGCGACTGTGGTCTTCCCGTAACCACACGGCAGTGACAGGACACCGCCTCCGGACTCGACGGCTTTGCGCAGCGCTTCGGGTTGGGAGGTTTCAGTGCGCAGAGTACCGGTAAAAACCACGCCGGGCGAAGACCAGCCCGCCGGTTCGGGGCGTTTGTCAACGCCGGGTGGCCCAAACTTCTCGAGGCCATAGTATTTGGGGACGCACACCGCCTTTGTTTTCGGGTTGAACCGGAAGACCTTGAAAGACGGCGGGCGTCCGCCACCAAAATCCGCGGCCGCATTCACATCGGGGCGAACGGTGAGTTCCTTTTTAGTGATCGTTGTATCGTCAGCGGACGACACGACGACGTATCCCGAGCGGGTCAACGAAGTCTCCATCACTATTTAAAATCTAAAACGTTTTTAGATTTTAAATATGTGTTTGATATTTGGAATGATTGGCGGGTTATTAAAAGTGTACCCACACTCATACTTCAAAAAGGGACAGTGAAACGGAATGAAGCTGTTCGAAAATAAGATCGACTATGCGGTCGAAAAGTTCCGGTTGTTGATGGCGACAGAGAATGACACATTGATACGGTGTTACAGGAACCGGTTGACGTACGGGTGTGGGTACATCAAAGAGATTGAGGATGCAATTGACGCAGTGCTCGGTTTCGAGCACTGTCACCTCTGGTGGTTGGACCACATCACTTAGGGGTGTAAAAGTAGAAGAGAGCCCACGTCGCGAGAACATCGATAGTGTAGTGATCCCGAACGACGACGAGAACAACACTCAAGATCGTCGCGTAAGCACCAAACAGTGCGTTCCACGCCGTCCCGTTGAACGTTTTGGATAAGTAGTAGCACAAAATAAGCGTGATAAGTGTGTGTCCGCTGAACATTTTGTCTTCGCACCCGCCACTCAGTATTGATCTTTTAATCGAATACTGACACTTGTTCTCGGTCTTTTTGGGACAGTCGTGCAGACTGGTGGCAAAGATGCTTATTGACCGCAATACCATAAAAATCGTTAGGATCTTCAGGATTTTGGGTATCGGAAGATGTTTGTAGTTGTACAGAGCCACCGCAACGATAAAGTACATCATATAGTCAGACATTTTCCGGTAGTCGCTGAGGTCACTTGTATTTGACTGGATAATGTCATAGTTTCGACCGGTTTCGCCTTGACCTCGTTTGCTAATGAATATATTGGCGACTATATTCAATAGGTATGCGACCACCAGATTTACCACAATAGAAGTATTCATTTTATTTTATGATAATATGGAATAAAATAAATTACGATCGAGACGAGCAGAGATAATTCAACGCCGCTATACTGTAGTGTTCGTGAAAGGACTTCGTGTCTAATCAATTTGTCGGCGCACTTATTTTTGTGGTGTATGCAAGCAACGCGTTGTTTTACAGGATTTCCGAAGTACATATATATGAATATAAGCAAACTAACTATTTTCGCAGGTGTATTTACATTATATTTTTGTAATATCACAAATCCTACGAGTGCTGTAAGAATATCGTCTGAGGTCGTGTCGTACCACGCGCCAAATTCAGTACTGATGTTATATTTACGTGCAATGTAACCATCTATACCATCCAGACAGTTTTGTATAAACCACAGAACGGCACCGAGGGTGTATTTTTTAGTATGAATGAGTCGAACAACGTATAAACCTAAACAAAATCTGAATGTAGTGACTATATTCGGTGTCATTCCCAGTTTTTCATACATAAATGTCCCGACGATCGGAGCGACCGTGTCATAGAGGTAGTACTCAAGTGGACCCGCTTCACCTTCTTTATATTTGCTCATTGTTGGTGTCGTCTTTGTAGTTTACAATAATATTTTTAATGTAGTCGGTCGTGCTCAAGGTCGGTGTGCGTTCCAAGTAGTGAACCGGAACAGACACATTGGAATCAAATGCACCTTTCCAGTCGTCGCCCATCACCATCAGGTCCGCCATGTGTTCGCGGACGTATTGATCTTTGAGTTCCATACTTTCTTCTGGGAAGACTTTGTCCACGCACCGAAGCGACTCGAGGATGGATTTCCGGTGCTCGTAATTAAAGATGGGTCGCCGGTTCTTTTTGGTGAGGTTGAACTCGTCCGTGCTGAGTCCGACGATCAACGTGTCACCGTGTTCTCTGGCGCGCTCCAGGATTCGCACGTGCCCGTAGTGGAACATATCAAATGTTCCAAATGTGATGACCGTCTTCATTTGTTTTGTTTAGTTCATTGATATTATTTTCCACGAGATGCCGCTGTATGTCCCGATCGTCCAGCATCCACAGAAGTTGATGGTCAGCTCGGGGATGACGTCGCCTTTTTTGTACTCGCCGATCGTCTTCAGTTCGGACATTTTGCACTGGACCCGACCGTGATTAAACGGAACCTTGACCTTGAGAACGCCGCCACTACTACTTAATGGGTCGACAACGGTCTTATTTGTCCGGTCGAGGTACGGTTCAACTGCCTGATGGGCTTCCTCGATAGCGGTCGAGTCTGAACTGACACGGATACCAAAGTATTTTTTGTTGTTATGGGTGTACATTGGGTTCTCAATCACTATATTTTTGAGAACCAGGTTGTATTCGTCAACGGGAGTGTAGGACGTTCCGCGCTTTTTCAATTTCATCGTCGTCATTTCTTTGTCATACGATCAATTTTATCTTTAAATTCCCGGGCTTCACCAGCGGTGAGGCCTCCTGCCGATTTGCCCGTCCCGAACATATGCTCGCTCCCCGGAAACATATTGAAGGAGGTTCTGAACGCCTCCACCTCCGGACCGGACAGCGTCAAAGCATTCACTTTGAAATCCATAAACGCCTCCATCGTGTCCGGGACTTTGTCTTTGACCAAATCGTATATGGCACACGCATAGTCCCTGATTTCCTTTTGGGCACCTGGAGCCATTCGGAGTTCGAGGTAGTGCATCAGGTTGTGTAGGTTGATCTTCCAGTAGAACTCGGTGTAGGTTGACTGTGGGAGGTGGCATCGCGCCAACTCCCGACAGCACCCATTCTCAATCATCTCATTGTACACGTGAAATGCCTGATCACTCACGAATTCACTCTTCGTTTTCATAACGTTGGACTCCTCGAGAATGATATCGTCGGCACCGGAACTCTGCTTGTTGGTGTCTGACTGGGTACGATAACGATCTGGTCTAAAGTACTCGTTTGGAACGACCGAATAGCGTGCTGATAGTTCGTTAACTGAGGCTGTTCGATGTCGTAGGTGTTGTCGGGCGATGAAGATTGGCATCTTAATGTGGAATTTAAATTCCACCATCTCGAAAGGGGTGGTGTGGCGATGTCGGAGGAGGTAGCGAATAAGTCCGCGATCCGATCGCGTGACGGTTGTCCCTCCAGCGTAGGAGACGCGAGCGGCTTGCACGATTGCGGTATCCAGGGCGGTTTGTGGCATCGACTCAACCAATCGAACAAAGCCGCCATCAATCTTGATCTCGGTATCGGTATCAATCATAGAGGAGAATACTCTTCTAGACGTTTCATTTTTTTATATATATATGTAATAAACTAATAGAGTAATTTAAACAGTCGAAAAATGGCACCGCGAATTATACAGCGAATTATAAATACGTTGTTGCCGATCCAATATCAGAAAATCAACAATAAACAGAAGGCGGCTTTGTTTATGCGGTTGTTCATCATCCCCCAAATTAAAAACTGGCAGTATGGAATGCCAATTAGACGGATCGGTAATCCCTCCGCCTTCGGGTCGGTGTATATTACCGACAAAGGGTTCGCCGTCAAACTACAAAATAATACGAACACCGCAAGGACCGAGATAAATACGCACCGAAGTTTGTGGGGGAACGCCAACCTGAAACCCTTCGTGCCGGAACCGTTCAAGAACTACTCCGTACCCATAAACAACCTCGTCGCAAACAAAATGGTGGAGTACAAAGCGGCCAACACAAAACCGACAACCGGCAAAATCAGCGTCATCGTGATGGAACTGTTCAACACCGCCGAAGGATGGATGTCTCTCGGCGACTACGTGGGTAAGTACAAATCGACCGCCACCAAAAAACAGAAGAACAAAGCAATTTCCATCGTCAAACAATTACATACAGTGTTTGCGCAGTCCTCATACCCACACCAGAATGGTCACATCGGAAACATTATGGTGAAAGTGGACGCGGCGACCGGCAACATCGTCGACCACAAATTCATCGATTTTGGTTCCGTCAAGAAGATGCCGTTCACCGGTAAAAATGCCCGACTCGAGACGCGATCGGGGAAGACATTTGCACCAGGCACGCGGCGGACCGGTGAAAATCGGGAGTTCAGTAAAATGAACAAGGTCCAAGGTGTGAACTACCGGTTCAATGCGGGGGGTACGGGTTACACGAAGTCGTCCGTATTCCTGAAAGATGCGAACTTGCTATGGAACTAAACAATATTTTTTTTTCTTTCACTTTATATTATTATTATTATTATTAAAAAAAATGAACAGTCAGTCGTCAGTGAAAGTTGGACCGCGCGGTGGAATCTACATCAAATCTAAAAAGACGGGCAAGTACCGCAACGTCCCCGCCAGCGCCTTTTGTGGCGCGGCCGGTGGCGCAAAGAACCCCAGATCCTTCCCGGTCGACACCGAAAAGCGGTGCCGTGCGGCGCTGAGTTACGCCCACTTCGCACCCAGGCCGTGTGGGATCGTCAAGTGTGCTCTCGCCAAAGCCGCCAAGCACCCCAAATGGAAGTGCGGCGCGGCGACCAAGAAGAAGTGCCGGTGCGGGTGCTCCAAAAAATAAAAATCTCTCTTTAAAATTAAAAAATAAATTACCAATGCTCGACTCCGATACGCTCCGTCCAGTCATCATCGGGATGGCGCTCTACATCCTCGCCAGCAACTGCCTCCCCAAACTCATCAAGAAGCCGACCGGTGTCAAGGTCATCGACGAGATGAATATGATGCTGATTTCCCAGCAAGGCTTCTTGATGTCAGGTGCGGTCCTCGCCGGCCTCATCGTCCTCGGCGCGAACTACATCAACCTGGAAATTCTCACGGTGTGAACTGAAAAAAAATAATGTTATGTTATCTAAAAAACACAAGAATGGTGGTGACAATTGAAAATTTACAAGAGACACCCGCCGGTATACAACGCAATGCCAAAATCGCTGGTCTCAGCGAAACGAATGTGAAAAACATCGCGGTTGGCTTGTTCATCAAGAATGTGACATCCAAGTCAAAGGACCGTCTCCGCAATGAAATTCGGACCAAGATTGCTAACCGAAACCGCGCCAACGCGAATGCGGCGCGGGTGAAGACACCAGCACGAGCGACCGGTGGTCGCGGCCGCGGCCGTGCTGTCAAAGCGGCACTTATGGGGATGCTCTTGGCGTCCAACCCTGCTGCTGCTGCTGCGGCACGGGGGTCGTCGTCATCAGCTCTTGCACAGCCCCAGACGACGACCGGAAACTACTTGGCGCAGGTTCAGAACGTTAGCATTATGCGTCCGCCACCCAAAACTTTGGCCACTCTGAACCGCAACGCCTACATCGCAACAGTCAAAGGTGTCAACGCGTGGAACAAGAAGAAGAAGACATACACCAGAGACGCTATTGGTCTCTACCAAATCAAGCGGGCCATAGTAACAAACCAGAGTGTGGCACTCAAAAATGCACCGACTGCCGTCAAAAGGGACATGCTCAAGGAAATCAATAATAAATTAGATCCCATCAAGGCCAATGGGAAGCTATGGAAGCAATTTATGGTGTCAGTGACTGCGGCAAATATAAAGGCCAGCGCGAACCAGATTAATATGCGTGCATCGACTCAAGCATCGGCGCGGAAATACAACAAACCCTCTAATGGTACAACCTATGCCAATGCGCTAAATACGGTCACCCCCGAAGAGGCACAGGACATTGCAGCGACGGTGGAGAACAAGAAGCGTGAAGCGCACGGTAAAGTAATGAACGTAGTCAATGACCTACCACTAAATCGGGCTAATAAGAACGCCCTCAAACGTCAGATTGGAGCGGCCGGACCGATGGTCATTCACGCTATTGAGTATGTGAATGAAAACAGCGGCGGCGATGGAATTCTGACCAGGATGAAAACGTACGGCAAAGGCATCGCCAAAGCCTTGCAAAAGGTTGAACCATCCGCGACTGAGTTATCTGTGATTGAAACGACACTGGCGGCCCTGCCACGACACGGGAACAAGGTTGTTGTACACAATCTAGATTTACGAAATTATATCAGTGACCTCCTCCAAAACATACCACAGAAGGTGCTCACCAACGCACCCAAATCTGCCATTCGAGCCTTTAACGAGCTTAGCCAAGCGACCCAAGCGATCCTCCCCGAAGTCGACGTGCTCTTTGCACACAAACTGTCCTCGGCGGCGACTGGCAAGAATATCAACCTGAAAGGCACGTTTGACCAACAAGCGTTCAATGAAATCCTTCTCAACAAGGACGTGACTGGCTGGTTTAAATACACTCAAGCGGTCGTGTCAGAACTGGCAAAAGGAACACTCTTCCGCGACCCCGTGACTGGACAGATGTACCTGAGTTCCATCGTCATTGCTGGTCTGATGCGCGCCTTCAAGGTCGTCGCCAATCGCGCCGGCGCGATTGGCAGCTGCGCTCGTGCGGTGCTCAACCTACTCGATGTAATTATGATGTTCCTATTGAAGCAGATTGCTTCAGTCACTAAATTTTTCTTTACAGACAAGTCCTATGAGTGTATCCAGTGTATGCTTGTCATTGCCTTGATTACGAAAGCGCAGACGTACCTTCCGAATGTTGCGAAACGAACTATCCGCAAAATTATCAGTATGACCACCGGACTGATTGGCAAATACGTGGGTTCCAAGTATCTAATTCTCACAATTCTCATAACGGCGGCCGTTGTCCACGGGGATATGATGGGTGGAATGGAATCAACTGGTGCACTTGTTTCAAGAACGACTGGGACATTCCTGGAGCAACATCGGTCGACGATTGCGCGATTGCAGATACCGTACCTGTCAAATATGCTTTCAGTTTATATGCTGGTCTTCGCTTTCATCCCGACCTCACTGATAGTCCGGGGTCACCGGGCCTTAGGTTACGGTCTTTACACCCGCGGACAGAACCGGTTTTTCCCAGCCGCTGCTCAAAGACGGCGAAACCGTGAAGCTATGGGAGAACTAACCAATTAGTTTACTAACCTTCAGGCTCACTAAATTTTTGGTGTGACTGTGGTCCATCCACGTAAGCCGTTTTTCAAATACGTCTCTCATACACTCAACGAGGTGGTCCTCATCGTGATCACCCCATAACATATCCTTTTTGAACAAGAAATCATCTTGTCCAACAGGGACGAGCGACGAGCACCGAATCGTATACGGGGTCTTGACGTACTCCTTGCAACCACCATACTCTGGTATGATGACTGGCTTGTCACGAACCGCCGCCTCGACCGCACCCATACCGACCCCTTCTGAATGCGAGAAGCTCACGTAACAGTGACCTTTGGCGTGCACTTTGGCGTCCAGTTCCTCTTTGCTTAACAACCCATTGATGATGGACACATTTTGTACATCGGGTGGTAGAGTGACCGGGTGGTGGCATGTGGCCTTGATGATCAGCTTCGCTTTGTCACCGAAACCGCACCGCAAAAAGGCATTTATCAGACCATTTGTATTCTTGCGTGGGTCCATAATGTTTCCTATGTGGTAGAAGACGTACGGGTCGGTGGTTGTGGTGACGGTCGTTTGTGACGGAGACGGAATGGTTGTGGTGTGATGGAGGACTTTACACTTGACGAAGGAGAACTGCCGTTCAAATATTCTTTTACAGAACTCGCTTGGGACAAGAACCTCATTGTTTGGACACAGTTTGAACAGCTTGCCATAGTCATCGTGAACCGTCTCGGTCTCACAGACTGTCATAATCCGTACAGATCTAGACGTCTTGATTATTACTGGGATAACATTGAGCCAATTTGGTATTGGCAACGCAAACATAAAAACATCTTGATCTTGAATGTACTGATCTTGTCCTAGTACGATGTGTTGAGAATCAGCAGGGTCTAGTAACTTGGAGTAGTCTAAAACGACTTGACCGATGCCGCTTAGAATAGGTGGTCCAATGAACAATGTCATTAATCAAGTAGTAATCTTCTTGTCACATTTACTTTTAATTATATGATACGAACGATCGCCACGATTTTCGAGTTCGTAAAATATTGAATATGAAATAATTTAAACAAATATTTGATTGACTTAAAATAAAAATAATATTTATTGTATTATATATTATATATGGCATTCGTAAAAAATAATCCAAGAGCATACATGCCTCCCTTACAAATTGATATTCAAGAATCAATAATGAAACATCTCCCTCTCGGGGA